ACAAAATAAAATCAATGAAAAAAGGCGGATCAGTATCTAGTGCGTCTAAGCGTGCTGACGGTTGTGCAGTTAAAGGTAAAACTAGAGGTAGGATGGTGTAATGCCAAGTAGCAGTAAAAAGCAGCACAATTTTATGGAAGCAATTGCTCATAATAAAGCTTTTGCTAAGAAGGTAGGTGTCCCACAGTCCGTGGGGCGTGATTTTTCAAACGCCGACAAAGGCAAAACTTTTAAAAAAGGTGGTGATACGATGGCTTCAAAAATGGATCCAAGAATGATGGCAGCAATGATGGCCGCTAAAAGACCGGCAATGCCACAAAGAGCGCAAATGCCTGTAGGCGGACGTATGGGTATGGACAATCAAATGGGGCAAGCTGGTAGACCGATGCCCGGAACTCCTGCAATGCCAATGAAAAAAGGTGGTATGGCAAAAAAACCTGTAAAGAAAATGAATATGGGTGGTATGGCTAAAGGTGGTGGTGTTGAAGTCAAGGGTAAGACCAAAGGCACTATGGTAAAAATGAACATGGGTGGTATGCCTATGAAGAAAATGACTAAAGGCGGAAGGGCTTGCTAAATGAAACCTGTTGATGCTAAGAAAAATCCCGGATTAGCTAAGTTACCCACAGAAGTTCGTAACAAGATGGGCTATATGAAAAAGGGTGGAATGACAAAACACCCTATGAAAAAGGGCTCTAAACGAATGAAAAAATTTGAGGATGGCGGATACACTGGCGATGATGAGATAGTTAAATACCGTATGGGTCAATTAAAAGATCCCGGAATTGATCTATTTAAATTAGTAAGAGGCGAAGATCAAATAGCTAAACCTGTCCAACTTGATAAAAAACCTGCTGAAATTAAAACAGAAACTAAAACTATAACAACGCCAATAATAGAGGCCGGTGTTGAAGAAGAAACAAGTGTTAGAAGCAAACCTACAGCTTCACCTAAAAAACAAACTTTTGGCGAAGCGTTTAAAAGTGCAAGAGCTGGCGGTGGCAAGACATTTACTTTTAATGGAAAGTCTTACACTACAGAATTAGCCAAACCAAAAGCAAAAGAACCTGCATATGATGCAGTAGCGGCAGAAGAGTCATATGCCTCAAGTATGGAGAAATCAAATCCTGATTATCGTGCGGTAATGAAGAGACTAAATAGTCCTGAGTTTAAATTAGCAAAAGAATCTGGCGCAATAAAAGGTACACCTTTTGAAGATTTTGAAAGAGAAGACCGTATTATTAAAAATCAAAGAAGTTTAATGGGTAAGAAAAAAGGCGGCACAATTAAAAAGATGGCTAGTGGAGGGAGCGTTTCTAGTGCATCTAAAAGAGCCGATGGATGCGCAGTTCGTGGAAAGACAAGAGCCTAATTATGTCAATAATGAAAATGTTAAAAGATACCAGTGACAAGGTAAGTGAAGTTACTGATAAGTATAAATTAGCAAATCCTATAGAAGTAATTAACGAAGAGCTTGGCGGAGAAACTCGTGAAGAGTCTAAAGCCCGTAGAATAAAAGCAAAAGAACCCGTTAAAGAAATTGTTATAGAGAAAGAAACAATCATAAAGCCTAGCAAATATAGAGCTGGTGGAAACGTTTCCAGCGCCTCTAAACGTGCTGACGGCTGTGCTATTCGTGGAAAGACCCGTGCATGAGATCCTCTCGTGGAATGGGAGATATAAACCCATCTAAAATGCCCGGTGCTAAAAAGAAAGCTCGTAGAGATGATACGGACTTTATGCAATTTGCTGAAGGCGGTTTAGCTAAACAGGCGGCTACGGCAATTGCTATGAAAGAAAAGGGTATTAAACCTAAGAAAATGGCCGCAGGTGGACAGTCTAAAGTAAACGAAGCTGGTAACTACACAAAACCAAGTTTGCGTAAACGTATATTTAATAGCATCAAAGCCTCCGCAGTACAGGGTACGGGTGCGGGGCAGTGGTCAGCCAGAAAAGCACAATTGATGGCTAAACGGTATAAAGCAGCAGGAGGAGGTTATCGTGATTGAAAGTAAACATAGTACAACTTGTTTTATATATGATAATGGTCCTTGTGATTGTGGACTAGATGAGTATATAACTGATGAACAAATTGATATGGAGCTTCTTGAAAAAGAAGAGGCAAAAGATTGAAAGCGCCACAACAGTCTTTAAAGTCTTGGGGTGAACAGAAGTGGACAACCAAGTCAGGTAAGAAGTCATCTGTAACTGGTGAGCGGTATTTACCAAAGAAAGCTATTGAAGCGTTAAGCCCACAGGAGTATGCAGCAACAACTAAAGCAAAACGAGCAGGTAAGTCAAAAGGTAAACAGTTTGTAGCGCAACCGAAGAATATAGCAAAGAAAACCGCAGGGTATAGATAATGGCACTGACATCGGGAACTACCACATCAAATTTAGATCTAAATAATCTAATTGAGGAAGCCTTTGAGCGTTGTGGTACTGAATTGCGTACAGGTTATGATATGCGCACAGCTCGCCGGTCACTTAATTTATTAACAATTGAGTGGGCAAACCGAGGTTTAAATCTTTGGACGGTAGAACAAGGTCAGATCTTACTTACCACAGGACAGGCTATTTACCCAATTCCAATTGATACAATAGACCTTTTAGACCATCAAATCCGGCAAAATAATAGTACTCCGTCTACCCAAATAGACATATCAATTAGTCGTATATCTGAGCCAACCTACGCTACGATACCTAATAAACTGACTACTGGTAGACCAATTCAAGTATGGATTAACCGTCAAACAGGTTTAGATTACACCGCAACTGCGACTTTAAATGGCACGATTAACGCTACAACAACGTCAATCACGGTATCTAGTGCATACAGTTTACCTAGTGCGGGATTTATTAAGATTGATTCCGAGACGATTAGTTATGTAAATATTGTAGGAAACGTATTAACAAACTGTGCAAGAGGGCAGAATAATACAACCGCCGCATCTCATACAACGGCTGCGCCAATTACCGTACAGAACTTACCATGTATTAATATCTGGCCAACTCCGGATGCTGGTGGTGGACCATACACATTTATTTACTGGCGTTTGCGTAGAATTCAAGACGGTGGAACGAATGGTGAGATTATTCAAGATATACCGTTTAGATTACTACCTTGTTTGGTATCTGGACTAGCGTTCTATATGGCACAAAAACTTCCAGATGGACAGGCACGGCTTGGGTTTTTAAAACAAGAGTACGAAGAACAGTGGTTATTAGCATCAACAGAAGATCGAGAAAAAGCACCTTCTCGATTTGTTCCTAGGAATACATTCTATGCCTAATGCATTTGCATCCGGAAAAAATGCGATTTCAGAGTGTGATCGTTGTGGGCAGCGTTACAAACTAAAAGAGTTAAAGAAGCTAACAATAAAACAAACACAAAAGAATATTAAAGTATGTCCTGAGTGTTGGGAACCAGATCAACCGCAGTTAAGTTTAGGAATGTACCCAGTAGATGATCCACAGGCTTTAAGGAATCCTAGACCAGATGTAAGTTATAAAAATTCCGGTACAGATAGCTTGGGGAATGTGTCAGGAGGTAGTAGAATATTTCAATGGGGATGGAATCCCGTTGGAGGGTCTAGTAATGATGGGCTAACACCAAACAATTTAGCAGCCCAAAGTGGTTTAGGAACCGTAACAGTAACCATAACTTAGGAGTAATTATGAAACACGAAGACGTAAAAAAAGATATGCCAATGATGGAGAAGGTAGCAAAGAAAGCCGTCAAAGGACATGAGAAGCGTATGCACGGCATGAAAGCTGGTGGTGTTACTACCGTTGATATGAAGAAATACGGCAGAAACATGGCTCGTGTGATGAATCAGAAATCTGGCTCAAGGGGTCGATAATGGCAAAGTTCTCTAAAAAAGTAATGGGTAAAGAGATTGGTGATGCGACAGTCTATGCCGAACCACATACGATGGATGGTAAGCCAATGAAACCAAAAAACCAAATGGCTGGTGTAAAGACTACAGGGATAGAAACCCGTGGGAATGGCGCAGCTACTAAAGGTCGTATAGCTAGAGGCCCGATGGCGTGAACTACACAGAATTAACTGCTGCAATTAAAGGCTATGCTGAGAATACATTTCCAGATACGG